CAAGTTGATAGTAGGACCTTCGGGGTGATTTAGTTCACCCACAGCCCTTTTTTTAGCAACTTGTTCGGTCACATATTTTTCTACTGCTCGCTCCATGATTTGGCGAGGATAAACGCGACCGTTACGATTCTTTTGTTCTGCTTGTGCAAAAATACCTTCAATAAGATAAGACTTACTCCCATCTTTCTTTGCTTCAGTGATAACTTCCAATCCGTTATCAATGTATTCAGCAATAAGTTTCATCTACATTTCCTTTGCAAAAGCAACACCCATCTTCTCTGCTTCTTTCTGAGAACGATAGGTGTCTAGTTTGTCACCGTCAATATAGACAGTGAATCCTTTGTTATCTTTGTGAACCATCACAGAATGACGGTTCACTTTCTTGTCGAAGACATGTTCGCCAGGAGGCATTTTGCCCTTTGCTTCGCGAAGTTGTTTAAATGTCTTCATTTGCTATTCCGTTTTCTTTAGCTAATTATTATTTATAAAAATTTATTTTTCAGCGTCATCATCGTCGAAGTCTTCGTCATCAAGCTCAACTTCGTCGTCGTTTTCTTCTGAATCATATTCGTCAGCAGAAGCTTCTTCTGGCTCTTGACCAAGAGACGCAGCAATTCTTGCTTTTGCTTGATCGAGCGTATCTTGCAAACGATCACCCACAATGTCATTGAAAGTGCGTTCTGCTTGCGTGAAGTTTTGATCTTCAATCGCTTTTAGAAAATCTTCGATAGGCTTAGAGTCAGTTTGGATAGGTTCTGCTTCAAGCTCATCAATTACAATATCTTGTGCTTCACTCATAATTATTCCTCTTTTTTGCTATCATCGGGTACTACTTGAACAGGAACAGGCTTGGGCTCAGGAGGAGCTTCTTGCTGTCTCTTTTCCTCTTCGTCGGGTATTTCACCCGACTTCATTTCTTTGTCTATTTCTTTCTTCATGTTGTCGATGTCTTCGTCAGACAGTCGCATAACATTTCTCATCACCCAATCTTTTGAGTAGTATTCGCCAACATATTGTGTGATCTCGTTCATCACACCAATACGCTCACGAAGAATTTCCATCTCTTTCAACTCTGTAAAGTGGTTGTCCTTTACAAAGTCAATGTAGATGTTGTCTTTCCATTCTTCCCAGTCTTGCTCAGTGATAACACCCTTGAGAATAAGTTGCTTCTTAAGAATGCCAAGGAAGACCCACGAGAATCTACGACGAAGACGATCAACAAACTTCTGGAACTTTACTTCGTCTCTGCTAATCTCAGTAGAACGACCAAGCGAGAACTGTGCTTCTTGCTCCAGCCTATTGACAGGCACATTCAAAGAACGATATAATCTTTTCTGGAAATAAATGATATCATCGATCTGACCAAGATTCTCACCGCCAGGCAGTGTGCTAATCTCAGTGCCTCGCCCGTTCTCGCGACGAGGAAGCCAGAAGTCTTCAAGCATTGACATATGCTTGCGATCATCTTTAATCTGCCCAGTTGTCGCGTCATACACAAGCTTATTGCGATACTGAGTCATGATATCTTTCATATACTGCTCAGCTTTACCGCGAGGCAAGTTACCGACATCGATATAGAAGATACGACGCTCAGGCGCACGAGCAAGACGATAGATGACTAACGAGTCTTCCATCATGCGAAGCTGGTTAATAGGCTTCAGCGCTTTGTGCAGATGCGAGACAACTTTCTTTTTAGTTTCGTCTAGAAGACCAGAAGTTACATAGCTAATCGAATCGTTCGACAGCTTAACACCTGTCTGTGTCTGACCAGGCTTGTCTTCATAGATATAATACTCATCAACACTGTCAACAATCTTTACGCCAGTTTGCGGATCTTTCTTATACTTGACTTGGCGAACTTTGCGAATCTTGACAGAATCAATGTTACGAATTTCTTGAATACCCGCTTTGGGGTTTGTTTCGTTAACAAGAAGATGGTGATAGATTCGACCATCGACATACCACGATCTAAAAATCTCGTGACCAATTTCGTTAAAGCGAAGCATACTTACAATGTTTTCAAACTCTTCGCGAATTTGATCTTTAATTTTATCACCTGCTTCAATATCATCAAGTGAAATTTCTACAGATGACTGAAGTTCAGAAGCCGAGATAGTTTCGTTTACAATTTCGTCGATAGCCATATCGACTTCGGGATGCATTGCAACACCACGATAACGTGTAATCAGGTGATGATTGTCTTTTGCTTCATCACCTTCCATATTAATATACTGACCAAAGTGCCCGGCTGTCGCAGTGACATATCCAGAACCATCTGGGTCAGTTGGAGGCACGACAGATTGGAGCTCCTGTTTGCCCTTATCATTTTTCTTTGCTCTTTTGATTTCAAAACCAAAGAGTTTTATACCATTATCGTATTCTGCCATGATTTTCCCTAAAAAATATACTGAGGAGCCCGTGAAGACTCCTCAGTATTTAGACCGACCTTAAGAAGTCGTATTGCTTTCCCAGTACTGGTAGGCAAAAGTAACATCGAAGACTTCGATCTGGTCGCGAGTATCGTAGTCAAGCGCAATAGTACCAACAGAGGTCGGGAATGCCCCTCTGAAAGTATATCTCTTGATCACAGACTCATCACGATCCAGTTGATCAACAAGCAAGTCTGCTTGATAGTCGATCGGATTTGTCAGACCGGTATTTGCTGCATGAGCATTAATACCGTTCATCCAGCGCTCCATCGCATCACGAACTTGGAAGTCAGTATCGTTAATGATAGTGACTGTCCAATCTTCGAACGTGCGATCTCCTGCTACTTTCAGTTCACGTCCGCGGAACGGTACGGGAAAAGAGTTAGTCTGAGATTGCGGAAGCTGAGCAGTTTTGCAAAGGAACGATGTCAGTTCGACATCGCCCCCTGCATATGCTGGAAAGTTGATGGTCGCCTTGAACATGTTCGGGCGCGCACCACCACCTCTCAGCTTTGATTTAAAATCATCAATTCCTAGTAATGCCATTTCTTATACTCCTGTGCGCTTAAACAATCCCGACGACTTCATCGAAGTCCACGCCAGTTCTAACAGCCACGAAGTTAAGAGTAACGTAGTTGATAGAACGTGCAGGCTTCACGAAGACCGAAGCGACAAACTGATTGTTATCAATGATATCTGCTGTGTTGTTTGTTTCATCACACACAACACGGAAATCAGTGATACCGCGCCGACCCTTGATCTCTCTCAAGAAAGGCTCGACAATGTTAACGAACTCTGCTCTTGTGAATTCATCATTGAATTCGAACATAACGTTTTGTGCTGCAGACTTGATTGCGCGCTCCATCACCAAGAACAGGCGACGAACGTTAATGCGATCAAATGCAGACGGGCGACCAAGCTTGGTCTTATCACCGAACAGAAGAATACCTTGACCAGGCAGATTCACAATCGGGTTCACTGCTGCTTTGTAAAGCGTATCTCTTTGCGACTTCGATGGGTTGTACGCAAGCGAAGTCACGCCAAAATACTGCCCACGGCGTTGCCCTGCAGGCGAGAACCAAGGGGCTGAGTTTACATCAGCAGCAGCCATGATACCAGCAGTTGCAGGTGCTGCAGGAATGAACACATACTTGTCTCTGTACTTATCGTAGACTTTAACATAGTTGTTGTCCAGAATAATATAAGACGAAGCATTCAAAGTGTTTGCCCATTTTGCTGTGTCAGATGCAATGGTTGAAGAGTTGTTTCCTGTGTTCACAACAAGGTTGCGAGAAGGCGAAGCAACTACCACGCAGTCTTTTCTTTGAGTGCTAGCAATGGTTGCAAGATAGTTGATCAATGTTCTTTGATCAGCGTCCGCTTGTAAACCAGGAGCAATTAAGAAGTCAACTTGGATGTTATCAGGATCATTGTACAAATCAAAGCCGCCTTGATAATCGCCAACATCAAGAGCATCATGCACACCGCCACTAAATGCATAAGTCTGTACTGCACTATCACCCGCACCAGTAAATGCCGCAGCGTTTGTGATACCAGTAAAGTCTGCAGCAAGGCTTGCACCCCAAACATAAGAAGATTGATTGTTCAACACATCTAGAATGTAGTTGGTCGAACCATCATCTTTTTTGGCGTCTGTAGCGAGAGACACATAGGGGAAAGTTTCAAGAATTGTCCCAGGTGTGCCACTGACTTTACCATCATTGTCATAAACAACCACATGCGCTTCGTCATATGCCGTAGCCGAGCTAAGCGAAGAAACATAAGAAGAAGTTGCAGGAGCGCCATCGAAGAGCGCAGACATGTTTACGCCGTCAACGGTCCAGTTAGTAAATGCAGCGTCGGAATCTGAACGAGGGCAGATAGAAACTTTGATGCTGTTACCCAGAGTGCCAGGATACTTTGCAACCAGTTTGTTTGCTGAAAGAGATTGTGCGTTCCAGTTGTCAAGATTCTTGACTAGAGGCGCAGTGCCTGCAGCCGCAGCGTTCTTAGCAGCATCGCCAACCGCACGGCTAACATACGCGCTACCAGAATACTTGAGAAACATAGACGCAGAAAGAAAGTCTGTGGCATCAGCCGCAGAATCGGTGTCGGGGGATCCAAAAGCGGAAACAAGTTCTGCTTCGTTACCGACCAGTCTAGGCTGATCGACAGGGCCCCAGTTAAAATCTCCTACAAATGCTCCCGTAGAAGTAGTGACTGCTGGCACCACACCAGACAGGTCAAATTCTTTTACGAGAATATTGGGAGACTCAGATGGTATTAATGCCATGGTCGTGTCCTTTTTTCGTTAACATAT